TAACTTGCCAGAGGACTCCCAGAATCCCCCGAAGAACCGCTAGCGCTTGCTAAAGGACTCGCCGATTCTGCCGAAGAAGCGCTAGCCTCTGCCGAGGAAGAGCGAGAAGGGCCTACAGAGCGCGAAGCTGTAACAGCCCCAGACGCCGTCCTAGAATTCGTATGCGACCGGCTAGAGCTAGAAGATACACTTCCTACACCAGAACTCGTCATAGACACACTTCCTGACCCGCAAGCAGAAGCAGATCTACTCTCCACAATACTCTTTGTCACCGATACACTTACCAACGAGCTTCGCGTTCCAAAAAAACTCGCTGTAGCCCCCGCAGACTCCGAGGAAACCTCAGATGCCGAAACACTACCGCTAGCGGAAGATGACGAGCTCGCAAGCCCAGATTCAGATTCCAACGGAGACTGGCTTTCACTCACAGATGGGGAAGAACTGCCCAACCCAGAGGCAGTCCCAGAATCACTAAACGTCATACTCACCACAGCACTTGGGCTCCCAGAAGTCGTCCAAGAAGCCACATCACTCGCACTATATGTGCCTGATACAGTCTCTGTTACACCCGTAGGAAAGGTCGTTATACTCGGCGTAGAAGTACTTTCTTGTGACACCGTAGCGTGCACACTTCCACTAACGCTTCCAGACCTTGTTCTCACTGGAGACAGAGTCACCACGCCACTCTTTGACACAAATCCAGAACGACTTGCCGTGTGCGAACCCTGCTCCGAAGAAGAAGGAGCAACCGTAAACGTCACCGTGGCCGAAGCCGATTGTGATCTACTTAGCCTCCCAGATGCACTGTAACTCACAGATGCCGAACTCGTCCTCGTATTACTCGTAGACGCCGTCTGGGTCCTAGAGCTAAACCAACTCCTAGATGCCAAGGGGCTATAGGAAGCAGATGGCGTACAAGTACTATCCCCCGTAACCGATGCCGTAACACTCCCTTTTACAGATCCCCTAGGGCTAACGCTCTCTGTCGTATACATACTGCCTGACACTGTTGCCAAAGGAGACGCCGAAACACTCCTACTTATTCGCTCTGTCAAAGAACCACGTATTGAAACAGAACCAGAGGAAGAAACACTCGCCGTTTTCGTATTGGTATAGGAACCCGAAGCAGTTTTAGTAATCAGCGCCGACCTCGTAAACACAACGGAACGACTTCCTGTTACACAACCCGTAGAAGTCCTAGAAGATGACATGGACCGTGTTATCGTGGCAGAAGCCGATGAAGACCTCGTACCCTGTGAAGAGCCAGAAGATGTCATAGAAACCCTCGTGCTACCAGACCCCGTAACACTCGCAGTAGAAGTCCTAGAACTCGTAATACTACGTGAAGAACTCGGAGAAGATGTACTGGTTCTAGAAGCCGATACACTCTGTGTGCCCGTCTTTGTAAGTAGCGCAGACTCCGAGCCTTTACCGGTCTTTGTAAAAGAAGGAGACGCAGAAGATGTCCTCGAAGAAGCCATGGTACGACTTTTAGTGACACTCGCCGTGCCCGTCCTGGATGAAGAAGCCGATCTAGAACCGCTAGGACTTGCCGATGGACTCTTCGAAGATGTTATAGAGGAAGTGCCCGTGCGTGTAGGTGCTGTAGTCCGCGTACTAGTTGTTGACCCCGTGATAGTCTTTGTCATTATCGCCGAACTGCTTCGAACAGCCGATGCGCTAGCCGTCTTGGATGTCGCAGCAGATCTCGTACCTGCTAGACTAGGAACACTAGTAAGTGTATTTTTCGCCGTGGGTGTAAATATCTCGGTCGGCCGAACAGACCTTGTCCCTGTCGTGGTGCGCGTAGATGTTTTCGACATCGTTGCGCTAGCGCTAGGTAAAACGAGATCACCCACCAAAATACGCGCATCTTCGCGAGGCTCTCCCGAAGATACGATGGATGCTAGAAAAAATAACAAGAGTTGTAGCTTACGCATCTTGCTATTCTATACATATGATAATCATTTAGACACGGGCTTCTTCTCTGCGAATAAACTCGCCAGGTTCTCCAGTGGAATCGCAATCAAATATGTGGCCCGCTGCGCTTACCCATACGGGTCGCCCCTCTCTCTCCTCTTTCCAAATCTTGCATTTATCAGCGTGAAAGGTCTCTGGGGCCTTGTCGCTTTCGTCGTATACCTTCCGAATCCTAGGGAATGATTGGAGAACAGTGCCTTTGGCAGAAGGAGGAGCAGGAGCTTCCACCACCTTCTTTTTCCTCCCCATCTCCTCAGACATAGACGCCGGCCTTTGAACCGTCCAAGCCTTGGACACACAAGCCTCCTCGCCCCGCATCTGCGCCTCCTTCGCAGCCTCCAGCCATTCAGAATCCGGCTCGCTCCCTTCTTCCTCGGCCAATTTCCAGTAAGCCTTGCTCCCATATACCAAGGAATCCTTCGGAGGCTCTTCGGCCAGTAAACCGTGTATCATTCGCGACTGTGTAAAAGGGCATCCCTTTGACACCCTATACGCACACTTCTCGCAAAGATTCTCATCCTTGCGAGCCTTCCCCTCACACACCCTAGTAAAGGAGACCCAGGATGCGCCGAAACGAATGCGAGTATTTTCCCAGTCCGTGAGCCTTGCCTGGCAGGTCATGTAGACCTTCCATAAGGCCCCCATCCTTTATCAATTTTTTAGAGTCCGCGCACTAGGATCCGTGGCACCAGGCGACCACCGAGGCATCCAATAGGGCCACAGATCGCCGGTGTGCTTGTAGAACCTCTCGTAGATTGACCGATAGTACAGCGCCTCCTTGGTATGACACACAGGCCACCAGAGCTTCGTATCATCCAGAACAATCCCGCGCTCCTCAATCTTCCTCTGAATAATCTGGTACCACGACTCGCCCTCGGCCTGGCTACTCACGCCGTCACTGAACGCCTCCTTCGTCCTGAAAAGCACATGATCAGGGAGTAAGGCATCCTTCAAGAAAGCGTCGCGCAAGATAATCTTCTCCATCTTCCTTGGTTCCCCTGTAGCCTTGTTCTCAGCCACCGGCCTGCGCAACGAAGTCTTATAGGCGAGGGCTGCAGCCACGAACTGCTTGTCCAAGAAAGGGGTGCGCGCCTCCAGACCATGCGAGCTAATAGACCTATCGGAACGCAGGACATCGTACCTGTGGATTCCCTTTAACAGTCTCCGCACCTCCTCCTCAAACGCCGCGTCATTGGGCGCATTGTAGAAATATTTATAGGATCCAAAAATCTCATCTGAGCCATCACCGTTGAATACCACCTTACAATCCGTTCTATGCCGAATCTCGCGCGCAATCATCCAATTCCCCACAGATGCGCGCACGGTCGTAATATCATAGGACTCAATGTCGTGAATCACCTCGGGAATACAATCAAACATCTCATCGGCCGTCACCACAATCTCCGTGTGGTCAGAGCCGATGTAGCGCGCCACCCAGGCCGCGTAAAACAAGTCCGTACCGCCCTTCATGCCGATACTGAAGGTCTTCAAGGGCGGTTTGCCCAGCTCCTTCAGACGCCTCTGGACCAGCGCGGCAATCAAGCTGGAATCCACGCCTCCACTCAAGAGCGCTGCCACCGGCCTCTCCGTCATGAGGCGCTTATCCACGGCAGAAATGAGAGCATCCCGCAGATAGCTAAGGGGCATATCGGCCGTCTGCTTGATCCAGGGAACCTCGTGATATACGCGCTTGACAAGATCCCCCGTGTCCTCGTAAATCTGCCATACTTCTCCAGGAGGAAACTCCACCACCTTCTCACCCTCCAAGACAAACGGCTCCAACGCCTTCCTCTCACTCGCAAATGTCCAGGTCCCAGAAGGGCTCTCAATATAAAACAGGGGCCGAACACCATAGGGATCCCTCGCCACCACATACGAGCCCTCGTAGTACAGCACAAACGCAAAGACACCATCCAGAGCCCGCGCCACCCGCACTGCATCCTTGCCCATAAACTCGTACAGGTCGCCGAGGACTTCGCAATCAGAGCCAGATTCGCCCTTCTTCCCAACCAACTCCTCTAACTCCTTTGCGTTGTAGATCTCACCATTACACATCCACGTGAGCCCCGAGTCGCGTTCAAACGGTTGCATACCCCCCGTATTCAGTCCATTGATGGCGAGACGTGTGAAACACCAGGTGGCAGAGTCAAGATCCAGCCACTTGTGTCCCTCAGGCCCCCTAGCATCCAGGGTATTTACTCCATTTGCCCAAAGTACCTTGTGGTCAAGCTTCGCTCCCCCTGTGAGAATCTTTGCCCATATACCACACATCTCTAAGGTTTTTCTCGCGCACGCCTTAACCCACACCGCGAGATAAAATTTGATGGCCGATATTCTGGCAGATATAAGTCCCTAGCACAAATGGAAGAGACTATTCATAACTTTGATGGAAACCTATTGGCGTTTTGGCGTCCAAGGAAGCACACCTTCTACTTCCTTTCCTGGAAGCCAGACACAAATCGCTGGGAACACTACGACGAGGAACACACCCCTTTTACACTTCATAGGACAACCTCTCATGGGCGTGGTTCCGTTATTATTCGTATAAAGTCGGCGGGTCCCCGCCATTATCAAACACGTGTTCATTGTGATGGCACATTCTTGCTAAATGGCCCTCTCGTGATCCCTATTGCAAAGTCTATGCTCCCTGCGCAAGCAGCGCGCATTAAGCGGGAGTATACCACGGTGGATCTAGACCCTACTATGCCGTACGAAAGGCCACAACACCTCTGGACACTGGCTCCACCTCCAGCTGCACCTAAGACAAAGGCAAAGCCAAAGCCCATTCCTCGTCGCATTGCTTGGTTGGTGGCGGAAGATGCGTGCAAAAACAAAGAGGCCTGTCCCATCTCCATGGACGATATTAGTCCCATTACCGCCTCCGTAACAAGCTGTTTCCATGTATTTCACACTCCGAGTCTGAATATATGGCTCCAGGAAAAGAATACCTGCCCCACATGTCGCGAGCCCTGTGCGGCACAGACAGCGTTTGAAGCTCAGGCTATCTCTGACTCTGTCAGAGTAGAACCCTAAAGAATAACTTCCCCTTTTACACAGATGAGTTTCAGTCGCAAAGACTTGATTCTTTTACACAAATACAAGGACGACAATTATCGCAAAGCGCTCGTAGAGCATGTGGTCAGTCTCGTGAAATACGAGGTCTTCCGCTCGGCCATGCGCGGCGAAACAGTCGTTCGCGTCTCTTGTACGTGGGCGAATACCAAAGAAGAAGTGGAAGGCCTCGCAAAAGAAGAAGAAGCAGTCAAAGAGCAAATACAAGCCACATTCAAGGATTCCGTGGTGGAGATCCAAACAGGTCCTGTAAGTCTTATTTTCTATACTTTCTGGGAGATTGTCATCAAGGTAAACTGGGGCTAAAACTCTGGCGTGTATATTTTATAGGGATGCAGGCTATTGGCAAGGGACTTGCCGCAATGTTGCTTGTTTACACGGCCCACTACTCTGTGGCAAAATTATACAACCATTTCTGTGTGCCCGATGGTATCTATGGCTTCTTCCAGGGTGCTATCACAACCGGCAGTCCCATGTGTATGGGAGCAATGGAGGTTCTTAAGACCACGCAGACATCATACAGTTCACTGATTATGCTGGGCACGAGCAGGCTCTTTATCGACATGTTCAACCCCTTTAACACTCGTCGCTCCGATAAACAGACAGCTACGGAAGATCCGGTGACAACCAAGGTATAAGGCAAATACCCTCCTAATTTACAGATGGCCGGCTCCTACGCTACCTTGGAAGGGGCCTTGTACGAACTCGTATCCCGTGGAAAGAAGGACACCTTCTTCTTTGAAGAATCCAAGGACAGCCTCTACGTCTTTGACAATACGTATGAAGCCCAGGCTCCACAAATGTCCGAGATACGCCGCATTCCTTCGCAGACATCTTGCGATTTCGGCCGAAACCTACAATTTGACTTTGACTTGGTCGGCGATATCATGCGCGACCCCACCCTCGTGATTAAACTCCCTTCCTGGCTTCCCTCTAACATAGAATCTACAAATCCACGCACAGAGGTCGCCGACTTATCCGGTGTGACGTATGGATATACGAACGGCATCGCCTATTTCCTCTTTGAACAAATCCAGTTTTACCAGGATAATATTCTTCTCCAGGAATTTTCCGGCGACGCTCTCTGGGCTACTACAAGGTCAGCCGACACACTGGCGCATTCCTTGCTATCCAATACCTTGACTGGCGTCCACAATGGCACGACTCTTGATATTGCGAGAAACGCCACGCCCGGCCAACTTCGTCTCGCACTTCCGATCATAGGTTGTCAAAGCGCCTCCGATCTCGGATTTCCCCAGCGCGCAGCGCTCAAACACACCTATCGCCTAAAGTGTAAGCTCCGAAAGCTAGAAGACCTGGTGGAATCTTCCGACGGCAGATATAAGCCGACTCCTTGGGGAGCAAACATGTTTCAGCAAACAAACCAGAATGGTACACAGACAGAGTTCCATACCCTCTTTCGCACCGAGATCCTTCCTCTAGATGTCCAGCTAGAGACGCGCCAAGTATATATACCCCGCGAGTACCAAGATGCTCTTCAACAGACTCCCCAGAAAATCCCTTTCTTGCGCATGAGAGAAAATATCTTTACCCAGAATCGCGTGGATTATGTAAATGCCGTGGCAGGAGGGACAAGTATCATCAAGCGACTCCTGGACGGCCGTCATCCCGCAGAAAAGATCACCTGGTTTTTCCGCGCGAGACAAGATATCAATGCGAATCGCCTGTGGAAGCTGAATACGGGTACACAAAGCGCTGAAAGTTATTATAGCTCGGCGAATTTCCAGATTGCGGGGCGTGACCGTGAATTGCCGAGAAGCCCCTTGGTATGGCGAGATATCACCAACTACGCGAAAGAATCCACCGACACCGGCTATGAAATCGGCACAATGAACTGGGGTCTCGGTGCCATTGCGCCTCAACGTTTCCCTGACACCCGTGTAACAGGAGCAGTGAATTTCACCACAGCCGATAGACCCACCCTATATTTCAGTCTGAACCCTGTTAGTCCTGATCCTCCGGTCGGCTCGCCCAATACAGAGTTACGCGTCATTGTGGAAGGCTGGGCAGAATTCAATACGGATGGCAGAGGCCGCGCCGAATTATTTATGGCTTAGGTCATATATAAATTAAAATATTGCTATTTATAAAATGTTCGCCTGTTTCGGAAGAAGATGTACTCGTAAAAACTCACAGCTTGACACAGCAATTAATAAATGCAAATCAATTGATCCGTCTGTTTGTAGAGATGCTTTATATACCATAGTACATTATATTAAAGAAAATGACGATAAAAAAAGATACTGTGTGAAACATGGTGCTGTGAAAGTAATTGTTGATGCTGTAAAGAAACATGAAAAAGTAAAAGAAATAGCATCTTCTGGTTGCTTAGCACTCTATTATATGGTAAAAATAGGTCCAGAAGGTGTTGATGCTTGTATGAAAGCAGGGGCTGCATTAATGGCAACTGAAACAATTATGAATAATATGAGACATGTAAATGCATGTATAAATGCATCTAATTTAATAAGAAAACTTGCACAATCAAATGATCATAACAAACAAATAATAAAAGATATGACCTTTGGACAGTATCGGCAGTTCTCTATTACACTAGTTATCATGTTTGCTAAAATGACTCACGAAGGAAGGGAGGCTACAACTGACGAAGAAAGACAAGACAAAGATGATGTATTGGATAGCTTGAATTCATTATCAGACGTCTTATATGATGATGATGAAGAAGATGAGGAAGCTCAAGGAATAATAGACATGTTGGAAGAAGGAGATCCTAGGGAATACTCTGAAGAAAGAAATGCTGAAGAAACGAATAATCCTAATAGAAGTCCTGAAGGAGGGGGTCGGCGCAGAAGAAAGAGCGCTACACAAAAAAACAAGAAGACAAAAAGAAGAAATACACGCAAGGGTCTAAAATATGTATAGATCTAATGACCTAGCAGAATGGACAGCGGGTTTCAAAGACCCGGTGGAGACATTACAACTCTCCTGGATCTCACTCCGAGGGATGTCCAGGATAATGAATACACGCCCCTATCTTCCGAAAAAACCTGGTGGGTAGCCGACAATCTGCGTAGGGTCCACCCATTCAGCCTGAGTGTCCAACAATTTCCTGTCCGAGGTCCAACGGGCTTCGGCCAGCGATTCACATTTGACCTCAATTCCCTGTCGGTCGGCGATCTTCTTCTCGGCACCTTTCTTCATCTAGAACTCGGCCACTGGCTCAGTGACACGACCTTAGTGCAACTAGAATCAGGAGCACTGACTTACCCATCTACCGAAAACCCCTGGTATTACGCAAACAGCCTAGGCACCGCTATTATCCAGCGCGCGGTCCTAGAAATCGGCGACCAGACCATCGAAATCGTGGACGGCGATTTCCTCAATACGGCCAGCCTCCTCTTCGCAGATATAAATACCCAATACGGCCCCGGCATAGAAGCCCTCGGCAGATACCCACTATCCTCTTTAACACAGACACCGAGTTATCGCCCCTTCCCCACAACCCGCAGATCTATCGTAGTACCTCTGCCATTTTTCTTTCAGCGCACGAAGCTCCAAGAAGCTCTTCCCCTACTCGCGTGCAAAGAAGGCTCTGTGCGCATCCACGTAACCCTTCGCCCTTTTACCGAGTGTGTACGTCTTCTAAAAGGTCGTAGAACTTGCGCCACAGATGTTCCACTGAGCCAAAGCCTCAACATCATGAATACATCGACAGGCACGATAACCCCCACGCAAACATCCTCTATTACTCCGGCATTCAAGAAAATCCAACTGATTACTTATGGTGCTGTCACAGACGGCACTGTGCGCCAGAATATTATGAGAAGCCCATTTGAAAACCTCGTGCGCAATGTACAGACCTTTGACTTCTCCGAGCCTCTTAAATATGCCACGATGTCATCAGAAGATACGATACAAGTACAACTGCCTCTAGAAGCCAATCATCCAATGGAAGAGATACTATGGTTCGTGCGACGCAAGGAAGTGGCCAATAACAATGAGTGGACGAATTATTCTTCTGTGCTATCTGCCGAATATGATCCTATTTATAATCCCCGCGGTCCTCTGTTAAAGGGTGCTACCATACAATTGAATGGTGTGGAGTTGGTAAAGCAAGAAGAGCAGTGGTTCCGTCAACATATCGCCTATAGGCACAAATCGGGCGCGGCGGCCTATAATAGTTTCATATATGGCTATTCTTTTTCGGAGACACCAGGGAAACATCAACCACACGGAACGGCCAATGCATCGCGCCTACAGACGGTACGCTTGACCCTGGATATAAAACCGCCTGGGGGTACCTACGATAAGATGTGGGAAGTGAAGGTCTTCGTCATTACCTTACAATGGCTCCGATTCCAGAACGGTCTGGGGAACAAGATGTTCAGTGATTAGAATGTGTCGAGTGAAATAAAAAATGAAATTCATTGTGGCTGATACAATATGACCCACAATGCCTCCTATAGCTCACGAAGATCTTGTCCCTGGACAAGTATATACGAGGGTAAATAAAACTGGTGAAAGGAATTATGAAATAACGAGACCATTTGTCTATTACTATGAACAAGGTGGCACAACAATCTTGTGCTTTGAGTTTGTAGGAAGAAGTTTACATTTGCAATACAATGCGGATTATTATGACTTTTACGTTGTTGGAACACAGCCAGCTGATATTCCTCCTTATACTGCACAAAGGAGCTCAGCACTTTGTATTTCTCAAGCGGAACATATTGGTAGCCTCAAGGAGAGTTCCGATATCATTCTGACAACTGATGTTGATTCTATAACATACGAACCCTTTTCGGATGGGGATGAGTGTGTGCAAATTATACACCCTTGTGGAAACTTCTGTATACCAAATTCCCCTATCAAATGCTTTGTCTATCACACCGAGGCACTACAGGCGTGGTTTTATCAAGGAAAGTCTGAAGATCCTAGAACCCGAACAAAACTTCAACAATCAGACTTGAAAAAGTTCGTCTACCGATCCTAAAACCCACAGCATTCCTAAAAATATAAAATTTAAGAACTGGGGTTCTTAACTTTTATATTTTACGGTAAATTATTTATCCCGTTTCTTGCGCCTTGTTTTTCTCTTTCCGCCATCCATGTCCGTTGTTTTACTCGCTTCAACATAATCAAAGGAGGCTGGTTCTTCGCTGAAGTTTGGTGGCGGAGTATGCGGTAAAAACCATAGGTCGGGTCTAGGCTTACCGTCCTTATGTCCATGCAAAGGTTGATCGTAAATATAGGCTTTTACACAATTGAGGTGGTCATTTATTTTTTTAAAGTCACTGATATATTGAGCAAGCGTTGTACCTTCTTTTAACCCCCTTTCCACTCGTTCATTATTCATAAGGCTGGAAAAATCCTTTTCGAACTGTGCTTGTATTTCAGGGTTAGATTCTAAGTAAAGGATTGACTTCATACAACATAATTGTGTGTTATGTGCAAGAATATTAAAATTTGCCTCGTTTATCTTTTTAGTCTGATCAGCTGGAATAAATCCAGCAATATCTCCTATAGCCAAAATAAACGCAAACATCTGGCAGAACCCCTGAGTGTTTATGGCCTGTAACTGATTATAAGGATCATATTCTATACCATCAACATTTGCAATATAGTGCGTTTCCGCTTCCGGAAGATACCAGATAATACGTTTCCCGGGTCCTGCGATACCCGGTGTATGTGTTGAGGGAATTAATGTAATCTTATATTTTTTGCAAAGCATTTCATATGGGCTTATATGTTTTTTTTTATTCTTTTTGGAAGATTTAAATGCGGCTGACATAATTACTGCGAAAATAGATTGGAATGCCTCATATTGAGATTCACCGTCATTTGGAAGAACACACAGATCCTTGCTGAATGTTTCATCATAAGGATAAAATGTTTTTACCAGCATGTCTCTATGAAGTATACGGAGAATATTCTTAGGCAGTACAGGTGCCCAAATGGCCAAAAGGGCCAAACAAAAGGACGCTTATAGTTTTTATACACCACGCATAAAGATGGCTTCGGCGGGCTTGTTGAAGCTTTTGCATTCAGGGATTCAGGACGATCGCCTCATCGCCGCCAAAGGTTCTCTAAAGATGGACGATTTCCAGCGCGTCTATGTAAAAGCCGGCCGTTTCACCACAGAATGGTATACAGTGGAATTTGATAATACCCCGGCATTCGGTACAACGGCACGTTGTACAATCCCCAGAAGGGGCCACCTTATTACACGTGCCTTCCTCATGGTCACACTCCCAGACATCAGCACACGACAACTCGCAGCGAAGCAAGAGGCCGAAGCGAATGACACAGCCTTTGCGGGCCCCACATTCGGCTGGACGAATTCCGTAGGCCACGCACTTGTTACAAGTGCGCAAGTGACTATCGGAGGGAATGCGATTGACACAATTGACGGACGGCTGATGGAAGTCCTGGACGAGTTCCACACACCTCTTGAAAAAGTAACAACTCTGAATCGCATGATTGGCCGTTCAGACAGAGGATTCCAAGCCGGCTGGGATATGCGCACTCCTCTTATCCGAGAGCTGGCAATTCCCCTGCCCTTCTGGTTTCATCGTGGAGATCCTTCCGAGGCTCTTCCCATTGACGCAATCAGCTATGACAATGTACAGATATCCGTCCAGTTCAATACTCTACAGAACCTCATCACGAGCTCGGAGCAGATCCAAAATCAGAATGGCACCAATTCATACCCCGTCATCGCAGAAAGTCCATTCTATAACTCCAATAGCGCATCCTTGGATATTCAATCGGCGAATATACTCCTGGAATATGTGTATCTCGACGGCCCTGAGGCGAATCGCATACGCCTAGGAGATCTGACATACCCCATTCTTCAGCACTATGCAAAATCCACCGAAACGACTGGCAGTATAAGAATACCCTATCGTGTGCCAAATCCGACAAAAGACATGTATTTCTACGTACACAGATCAGACGCCGATCTACTGAATGCGCCTTTCCTCGCCACCCGCGATATGACCTGCCCTCCCAAACACATGGGCTATACAACCCAGACCACCTTTTCTGTCACACGATTGTCCGTATCCTCAGAACTCTCATTGACCCTCGCCGACGAGTGTTTATTTCAAGTAGGTGATACAATCGTGGTAGAAAATATATCTTCTCCTCCAACCCAGTCATTCAAAGCATACATACTCTCCTATAACACAAACCAAAACACCATCAAAGTGCACGTAACAAACGTCTATGGCACATCAACCACGTTCCCACTACAAACGTATTCTGTGCGTTACAATACTGTACAACCCTGGTGGCCAGATGCCAGTGGCCTAGGTAAACATACATTTGAGCCCCTGATTCCTGCATATTCCGATGCAGACTCAGAGCCGATTCGCGAGTTTTCCCTCACATACGAGGGCAAGATTGTCCGATATGCCACCGACGTGCCCGCCATATTCCAGAGCATTCTTCCAGCCATGGAGCAACGAAAGACGCCTTGGCACAATAAATATTATTACCACATACCCTTTGGCACCCAAGGCGAGGAGTTCGGAATCAGCAATCCCATGGGCCATGCGAATCTAGACAAGATCACAAACATTGACTTGTTCCTGGATTTCAAGCCACCCCGTGGTTCTATCCGAGCAACAGGCACAAACCCCTCTTACACAGTCTACACATGGTTTGAAACCTATAACATTCTACGCGTCTACGGAGGACGCGCAGGTCTGTTATTCGGGTATTAGACTCTAAAAAAACATCGCATCCACCCTGGTCATTGCAAGGCATCCATTGTCTTCCAATGTCCAACGCATGGTTTTTGTCTGGGCATCGCGCATCACACTGGATGTGCGATTCGGTATTATAACGTCCGTGATTTCTTTCGCGATATTCACATCCTTCCCCGCAGAGTTCACAAACGCCCAGTTGACCTCATTACTCACAGGACGGTACTGTACAGTCCCCGTATTCAGCCCCTGAACCCACCACCCGAGAGAGAGATTCTTGAAAATCTCCTGGTTCGCTCCATAAGGCACTGCCGAGCTGTCAGCCACTAGATTCGCAGCGTCAACCACCGTTACACTCATCCCTTTTACACTTTGAAAACAAGCATCTGCAAGCGCCGAAGGAGAAACAGAAGCCTCGTACTTGACGTTCATATACTTTTTAGTAGTATAAATTATTTGGCCATTGGACGCCGGAAAAAACTCAGGCGATTCAGAGATTCATGAAAATCGTCGGGCTTCGCTCGGGCAGCCTCGGCCTTCTCCAAACATTCCTTCACCTTTTCTGCCCACATCGCTGCGGTAGTCGTATCTTCTTCAGGGGGAAATATGATCGTGTTACCCGTAGGTGTCTTTGCCTCTTCTCGCGCGATAGGCGCCCTGTCTTCATACGTAACCTTTGCCCCAGATTCTTCTGCAATACTCGTCCACTCCTCATCTACAAATCGTGGGCGCGTATTTTGTTTAAACGCAGGCCTCTTACCTTTGTAAAAGGGGCTGTTGAAGATATTTACGTGTGACTCGGAATCGGGATTCGTCCACTTCCGCATCTCTCCCTTAACTGCCTCTTCTGCCTCTGCCCCTGCCTCAGCAGAGACAGTCTCATCACATACAGCATTCTCCTCAACATCCGAATCAGAAGATGAATCAAGTTCCAAGGCGGCGAATCGGTTTTTCTGGAGCACAATATTCTTCAAATCAGATGCTCTTGCTCCCTTTGACCTCGGCATATACTGTATAAATATAAGCCTAGGCCTTAACCCTCTAAATTTGAATAGTATAGTCCCCTTTTACATCGGTCTCTCTAGCAGATATGGTCAATCTCCTGGTTGTGGAATCTCCCGCCAAATGTAAGAAAATCGCCGGATTCCTAGGTCAAGGCTGGATTGTTCTCGCCACCATGGGTCATATCCGCGCGCTGGAAGAGACCCTAGACGCCGTTGGCCTAGAGCGCGACTTTGAGCCACGATTCCGATTCCTCAAGGAAAAGGCCAAGGCGATGAAACCGATCATGGACGCTGCCGAGAAAGCTTCCGAGATATATCTGGCGGCTGACGACGACAGAGAGGGCGAGGCAATCGCCTATAGTGTAGCCTGTCTTCTCAAACGCGATCCAACCTCTCTCCCTCGCTCGGTCTTCCACGAAATCACGGAGACGGCCATTAAGGCAGCCGTACAGAACCCTAGGCGAATTGACATGAATGTCGTATATGCGCAACAGGCAAGGTCTGTCCTAGATATGCTGGTAGGGTTCACGATTTCTCCCCTACTCTGGAAGCACGTGGCGCGATCTCTGAGTGCAGGAAGATGCCAGACGCCTGCGCTCCGTCTTGTGAGTGACCGCGAGAAGGAAATCGGCAACCATTCTTCCATGACCACCTGGAAACTGGCCGGCGAGTTCAGCGCACCCAGTTTCCCTTTTACATCCTCCATGGAAGACGAGCTAGAAGACCAGGAATCGGCGCTGAACTACTTGGAAAATGTACACGGCGATAAACGGGCCACCGTAAGTACAATGGTCCAAAAGCCGTGGACCGCCAATCCTCCCAAACCACTTATTACGAGTACCTTGCAACAGGAAGCAAGCTCATTATACAAAATCAATCCAAAGTCGGCTATGAAAACTGCCCAGGAATTGTATGAGGCCGGTCATATTACTTATATGCGTACGGATCACGCGATTCTCAGTGAAGAGGCAGTAAAAGAGGCTCAGGAACTGGTGTTAAAGGAGCACGGCGCAGAGTATGTTGGTACTACGGCCAAGCAAGTTGTGCTGAAGAAGAAAGCTGCTGCCGCGGCTGCGCCTGTGGCGAAACAGACCCAAGAAGCGCACGAAGCCATTCGCCCTACTCACTTTGAGCTGAAGGAGCTCCCAATGATGGAAGACTGGACCCCCAATCACCGTAAAATATACGCGCTCATCCATCGCCGTGCCTTACAATCTGTGATGAGCCAGGCGCGTGGTCAAACACGCACGGCCCACATAATCCTGGAAGCCGACGAGGCAAAATTCCCCTGGTCTTCTTCATGGCGCATGACAGAATTCGCAGGCTGGCAGATTCTCGGAAAACCTGCGCAACACGACGACGATGCTGAAGAAGAGTCAGAGGATGCCCTCATTTGGAAAAAGGCCCTGGAACTCACCGAGGGCACTCGTCTCACCTGGAAGACGCTGACCGCCAGCCCGAAGAGGTCAAAGGCGGCCTCCCGATTCACGGAAGCCACCTTGATTCGTGAGCTAGAGCAACGTGGTATCGGGCGCCCGTCAACCTTCGCCAGCCTGGTGGAAGTTCTCTTTGACAAACTCTATGTGGAGAAAAAGGACATTGCCGGCACGACCATTCAGAATACCACGCTTTCCGTGAAGCCAGGTGAGTGGCCACCGCTAGCCACCACCACACAAATGACTCTGGGAGCGGAGAAGCAGAAACTCGTACCCACGGCCCTAGGAGAGTCCGTGGTCCAGTTCTGTACGAAAGAATTCCCCCAGCTCTTCGCCTACGAATTCACCGCGAAGATGGAGGAGCGCTTGGACAATGTGTCAAAGGGCAGGGAGCAGTGGAAGGCCTTGTGCCGTGATACGTGGGACTCCTATAAGGCCGATCATGAGCGCCTCAGCGCTTCTTCCTTGGTCCCATCTTCTTCCGAGAAGGTCAAGGATTTCGGCGGTGGCTTCAAGGCGGTTATGTCAAAGACAGGTCCGCTCCTCGTCCAAGAATCTTCGGACCAATCCACCAAACCCACCTTTTACTCCTTTCCACCAAATGAGACAGTTCAGGGCATTACGGAAGAAGTGGCGCGTAACTGGATAAAAAAACAAAAAGAAGATGCGAACATGGGCTTTTATAATGGCAAGCCTATTTTGAAAAAGAAGGGGCCGTATGGAATGTATTTACAAATGGGCGAGTTGATGATTCCGTATGTAGATACGGATACGCCCGAGGCAATCCAGGAGAAGTTTCGGGCGAAGACGGATTCTGCCGCTGCCAAATATGTCTTTGGGCCGTATACCTTTAGCCGTGGACAGTATGGGCCGTATATGTACAAACACGATTTGAAGACGAAGGTGTTTGTGAGTATCAAGGATACCATTGACGTGAAGACGCTTACGGCTGAGGAGGCTGACGCCATTTACAAGGCTGGTGTGGAGGCGAAGAAGTCTGGTGGCTTCCGTGGCGGCTTCCGCGGCGGCTTCCGCGGCAGGGGTGGACGAGGCAGAGGGCGCGGTTGATAATAAACCGTATAATTAGAATGTCTAGATCTCCGTCGCCTTCCAACAAATCAGTAGATTTGTCAGGAAATCCTAAACCTCCCAAGCCGAATAATGGTTGGACGAAGGAGCAAGAAGAGCTGATGGCCGGTTGGGCAGATATTGCTGCCTCGTATCGCTGGATGCATGACAAAGGCGAGAAGAAGATGGCGATATCCAACATGTGGATTACCGTACCTGTGATTATCTTGTCCACGCTCACAGGGTCTGCGAATTTCATGTTAGAGAGTATTGTCGGAAACAATCAAGAGTCGCAGAAGTATGCGCAGATAGGTATTGGGAGTGTATCTATTTTTACAGGTATTCTCACAACGCTCGGCAACTTCTTCCGCTATGCGCAGTCGTCCGAATCGAATCGTGTGGCTTCTATTGCGTGGGGCAAGTTCCAGCGCCAAGTGGCTGTAGAGCTGGCACTACATCCGAAAGAGCGTATAGATTCCATGGATTTCTTGAAGATCTGCCGTTCCGACCTGGATCGTCTGATTGAGCAGTCGCCTCCTATACCCGATGACATTATCAAGGAGTTTGAGACGGAGTTTGAGCATATCCAGGATTTCAAGCGTCCCGATATTGCGCATGGTGTGGATCACACCAAGGTATTTAATTCCAAGGATGAGCGTCTGAAGCAAGTGGCGACAGATGCTGCGATTTTCTTACAGCAAAAGCGCAAGGTGTGGCACGAGGCGATGATGCCTGATGTAGACCGGCGTCTGGAGAAGGCCGTGTCCGACTTATCAGGAACTATCTTACAGGCGATGCAGGAGCGTGTGGAAAGTCTAGAGAAACAGGTAATACAGCAACAGGAATCTCGCAAGGGTGTTCAACTTCCGATGTCGTTTACCAGAAGTACACTCGTTGATAGAGGCAGGACGATGTCTAAGCGCGCTGTAGATGAGCCGAAGAAATCGGTATCATTCAATCCTCTGAAAGATCCTCAGGCTCCTGCCACGACAACTACTGATGTTGTTGTAGCGGTGAATGAGCCTGAGGAGGAGAAAAAGTAAAGTGAAGTGCCTAATTTAAGAACCCCTCGCTACGCTCGGTTGTTCTTAAATTATGAGCACTTCACATTATTTCCTAAAATACCAAAGTTAAGAACTTGCGTTCTTAACTTTGGCATTTGACGGTAAAGAGGCGGCTGCCGCGACTATAAAAAATTGATTCGTGCCAGGCCCCGTATGGCCTGTCCCGCTTACAATGTTCTGGAACCCGAACGCCCCTCAGCAGACCCGTATCTTCAACTGGCGCTCTATTCTGCAGGAGTGGAGCCAGTCGCTCGCGCCCACGCCATATATTGAGACAGTGCAGAAGAATCTGCAGGCTGCCACCGAGTACCCTTACAGCTATTCATTCCCCCTGACGCATTTCCTGACCTATTTGAACGAGGAGCAAGAGGGTATTGCGTGGCTGATCTACGAGATTTGTTCCACGCGCTGGATGTACGGGAACATTCGCTCGGATTATCTGCGTGGTCTCGTGCTTCTGGTGGATGACCTGGACCAGGGCTTCCCTGCGTTCGTGGGTAGCCCTTATGATTCTACCACCATTCGCGAGTTCCTGGAGGCTCAGCTCACTGCCGAGGAGCTAGATACCGTGAACATGATGCCTCGGCTTGTGTCTCCCCCGAGCATCCAGCGCGAGCGCTTTGAGGCTCGCCAGCGTCACCGCGCTGCTGTGCAGGCGCATACGCAGCCCCTTCTCCCTATTACGCTTCGCTTCATGCGCCCTGGCCTTGATTCAAAGCACGACGACATTGTGAATATCTATCGCATTGGCGAGGATGCCTTCAAGATTACATTCCGCGACGGTGACGGTAAGCTCAAGACCCGTGCGCGCAACCTCACGCGTACGGAGGTGATGGAGTATCTGAGCAACACTCTGCGCCTGGTGGCCATTGATGAGGAGCCCTTTGCCAATATGCAGATACTCACTCCGAATATGCCCACGGTGGTGATTAACCCGAGGAACATGACTTCGCAGACTCGCGACCTGATTTACGACACGGTGGAGACGACGATGAACAACTGGCCCGTGAGCATCTAAGAAAAAATATATTTGGATCTTAGGCGCGCTGAATAATTTTTAGTTGGGCGCGCGCTTGAATAAGTTGTTTGTGGGCGGCCACGACCTCTTTCATTTTCATCTGGGGCGTGTTCTTTTGAAGGCTGATCTCCATGGTGGCGATCTGTTGCGTGAGGAGGGCAACCCTTGGATCTGCGAGATGTTCCTCTGCCTCCTCCTCGGACTCCTCCTCTGCATAAGCAGGAGCAGCCTCTTCCGCGGCCACGGCTGCTCGCCACCACGGAGAGAACTTCACCCGCGCCTCAGCAGGATACTCACAATCAAACCAGCCGTACCAGTCCCCAGGGACAGCCACTCTCTTGCTGAAGCGCCGAAAACAGCTCGCGCAGATATACATGCTGCCCTCGCCGTCATCCACGCCGATCTTCACCTTCGGCTTCTTACCGCACTCCTTGCTCGTGTGAAACTTCTCGCCAGTGCGAGGAAAGACTTGCTCGCAGTCGAGGACACGAGCTTGACACACTGCCATATTTGCGTTGAAGCAGGGGACTTCCCTTTTACACAATCCACGCAATTCAATTTTTATATCCCTTCTTTTGCTGAAGTTCTTAATGGCTACAAGGCATACACGCGTAGAAGGGAGAACCATGCGGACACTTATCGTCAAACTTCACACCCTGGACAGTCTGAAAGAGATTCTTTGCGAAACCCAGGTCTGTCTCACCCCCAGGCATTGCCTTGGTGGCTGAAACAAGAGTGTTAATACTTGTCTGAGGATTTACCTGGACTGCCATTGATTTAAGAACCTTATCCGTGGCAGCGCGCAACTCGCGCTCATACGCCTCTTGTGTGCCATTCGCCACGCGCTTATTATGACAGGCTCCGCACGCACAGTTCGCTAGATGAGCTTTCATAGAATCCATTTTGTTAGAGGTGGGACCTATATAGCATAATGTACTACCCTTATCAATTTTTATGAAAGATATACATAGGGCTAATAAAAAATATATTTGTCCCCCTCTTTTTCTTTAGAGCTCACAGTGGAAGTACAGACTGTTGGGTGGCGACCAAGGATCTTGGACCAATGACCACGGCTCGTGAGTCGATTGGTAGGCCTTGAGACTCATGTTCAGCAGGGTCTCCACACTTAGCTTCGCCCGTTTCGCGATGAATTCCAGAGCGTCCTCGTGGGTTTTAATAGCTTTTGGGTCCTTGTGTGCATACTTCGCAAGGTGCTTGGCGAAGCGCTTTGTGGTGGGCGAGGGCCAGTTGGGATGGTTGTAGTTGGGCCTTTTGGCCTTGACCTCGGGTACAGGCTCGGGCTCTAGAGGAGGGCACTCGTAGGATCCACACTGCATCGGCTGATCTGGCAAGGGGCAATCCACCATCTTTTGCAGGAGCTCTAGGCGGGCATCGGGCTCAACTACTTCCACGGAAGGCAAGGCCCCCTTAGCCTTTATGATATCCTCGTAATCCTTTTTCGTGAGGGCGTAGCAGATATCGGTGCCGGCCTCCCATGTCTTCTCCGCCTTCAGCGCGGCCACGAGTTCTGGCGAGGCTTGCACGACCTGTGTGATCCGAGGCGCAACCTCTGGCTCCAGCTTTACACCAGAGGAGGCAGCCTGTAGATTTAGGCTCGGAAACACGAGCTTACGCAGGCCCTCATTCTCCTTCTTCAGCTCGGCGACGTCCGTACGAAGCATCTGCCTAACCTCTTCGGTTTGATTGTTCTCCCACTCCAGCCTCTCAATCTTCATCTGAAGCTTCTTGTTCTCTTCGGTCAGGCCCTCATTCTCCTTCTTCAGCTCGGCCACGTCCGTACGAAGCATCTGCGCATGCATCTCCGCCGTCCTAGTTGCCAGGTTCGCATGCTTGCACCATTGGGACTCCTCGGCCACCCGGTGCTCAAGCTTCTTGTTCTCTTCGGTCAGTCGCTCAATCTCCTTTTTCTCCCACGCCGTCATCTGAGCGTGTTCCTTCGCAATCTCCCTCAGGTGGCGCTGAACCATCTGCTTGTCCTCTTCTATCTGCTGCCGCAGCTCCTTGTTCTCTGCGGTCAGCCGCTCAAGGTCTGCGCGAATCGCCTGGGGGCCCTTCCTGAGTGCATCCACTGCATCCATCTCGTCCTGAAGGTGCTTGTGAAGCTCCGTAATCTCGCGCTGGTGCCGCGCCTCCACAGCCTCCATGTCCTCATTGCGCGCCCGCTCGATGTTCGCCAGGACCTCGGCGTGCTCGGCCTTCAGCTTGCACACCTCGTGCTGCTCGGTAGGAGCCTCCTTTTCCACAGTGGCCTCTCGCGTCTCACCCATCTGGCACCACTTCTCGTGAGTCCAGGTGTCCTTCCACCAGGGCGCAAAGGAGGCGGGCAGGCGCGCCAGGCACTTTGCGGCGCGCTTATTCAGCATCTTCTCCTCTACACTGGCCTCATGCGCCTCGAGGTCGCCATCATAGGAGCCAGCGGCGGCGGCGATGAGGTCACGGCAGTTGTCAGCCCGCTGGCGCAGGACCAAGAGGCGAAGCGCGTCCTTCCCGTGAATCGATGCGAACGCAAACTCCTCGGTGTAGTACTTGATGCCCTCGTCCTGGTGGCCGGCGCACTCAAAGCAGAGACCCCGCTCCTTGTCCACCTCTCGCCACGGGGGAACCTCGCCACAGATGTCGCAGATGTGGTGATCCGCGTCAGCAAATATCTCGGCTTCCACCTGAGCCAGGGGAATAGGCTGTGCGTCTGCTAAAGTCGCATTCACCTCCAATACGTAGGTGATCACAAAGCGAGTCTCATGCGCGAGCTCAGAAAACGCGCGAACCACCTGGGAATAAGTGCTCCGCACCTTGTCCTGATCGGCGGGCGAAAGAGTAGCGCAAGAAAGCTTGTGCGTGCCGATGGTGGGCATGGTTAATTTGAAGGGGGACTGCCATACACGGCCCACCCACGATTCAATTTTTACAAATACTCTTTGAGTAAGTACAGTAAAAAATGAAGCCTCAGTCCCCCATCCAACAAGTCCTCCCCCTTCTAACAACCATGGACATTCGCACCCAGTCAAAGAAAAACGCCAATATCTGGAACAAGCTGAAAAAAGCATTTGCCACTCTGTCATCTGAGGGCATGTTCGTGGAACCCTGGGGATTCATGAAAGGCCAAGGCGAACATAGCGACCTGATGGTAGACTGTACGCTCTACTTCCGAGACACGGACGACGACGGTAACCCCGCCGGCCTCTACGACTGCGACGCAAACTCAGAAACCCTAAGAGATGAGAATAACCAGTGCTTATTCTGCGCAGGCACCCCTCTTACACCCCATGATATTTTGTCCGACATGACAAACCGTTTCCGATGCGCTATCAAATCCTGTGGACGCTGGGCTCCAAAATCCTTCAAGCGCAAAACATATGTGGGCATCTTTCGCATTGTGGAAGGTGGTGAGGCGATCTTCGTAGGTCCCTCATGCAGGGGCACCAAACGCCCTGACGGAAAATACGATCAGTGGGGAGATATCTTGGAGCGCATGACGAACGAGGAGCAGATTGATTCTATTAAGCGCGTGATTACCAAGGCATTTGAGTAAAAAATATAAGCCAGGGGCAATATATTTTTTTACGGAATTCTATATCGGCGAGACACGAGGGGCCGGCAGTTCAATGGTAGGGAGCCTAGGTTTGCCAGAGGGCATGATAGGCAGGCTCTCAAGTTGCTCATCAAACCACGCCCACCACGCCTCCTTCTCCATGGGCGTCTTGCACCGCGTGGGCCAAAAGGTGCGCCTCTTGGGATCACATATGCGCCAGCCACACGCGTGCTTATGTACACGGCCGTGTTGTATAGGCCCACACCACCCATTACTCATGAAGACACGCCACACATCGCCTTCTCCCTTGTAATATTTGGTAGCCACGGAATCACCCATTTCAGCTGAATCGGTCGGCCCACACCCAGCCTTGTATTGAGTACAGTGGGTAGAATGCGCGGCCTTTTGAATACGCCACCCCTTCTCCTCCACACAACCAGACTGGCCATCCTTCGGCCAACCCTCCTCATTTGAATTCCTCTGGACAGTAAAGTACTCGGCCTGAAGCTCTGCCCAAACTTCGGGAGGAAGCATGGCGAGGTTCACACAGTTCTGGCTCTGAACAAGGCCCATTGTATACGTTGGAGGTGGACTACATATCCCCTTTTACACCGATTTCAATTTTATCAAAGACACTAAAAATATGTGGGTTACTCGGAATAATTTAGTAATAGGGGGATTCCCTGAATACAACCCACTTCTTGTTGAGATAGAGATAGACGTGTGAAGGGCCTTGCCATTGATTTGTTGCTGTACCCCTGTTAAGAATCACTTGGCATGCGCCACTTGGAGAGTGTGCGTGAAGGCCATTGTCAAATTCAAAGGTATGGGTGGTCGTGTCAAATATGCCGTGCCGAACAATACGATCATTGACCCGCGCCTTGCACGCGAATGGAATGCGCTGAACCTCTTCCTCCGTTTCCTCATCCTCATCCTCCGTTTCCTCATCCTCATCCTCCGTTTCCTCATCCTCATCTTCCGTGTAGTCATCGTCCTCCTCCATCTCCTCGTCCTCATCTTCCGTGTAGTCATCGTCCTCCTCCATCTCCTCGTCCTCCTCCATCTCCTCATCCTCCTCCATCTCCTCGTGCTCCTCCATCTCCTCGTCCTCCTCCATCTCCTCGTCCTCCTCCATCTCCTCGTGCTCCTCCATCTCCTCGTCCTCCTCCATCTCCTCGTCCTCCTCCACATCCTCCTCCACATCCTCGTCACAGTCATCGTCTTCCTCAATCTTCTGCTCACATAGGAGCTCTAGCATGATAAAGGTGACAATAAACAATGCCAATAGCATCGTAAAGATGAGTACAATGTTCTTTTCCAGCGTCTCCGTGGTGAAATTTTCAGCGAACATCTTCAAGGAAAGCGAGCTCATTTGTATGGGTGCGGACTCCCCTTTCGCTCAACAACCCGTTTCAATTTTTAGTCGTACAAAGAGCTAGAGAGGACCCTATACTCCTCACACACTTGTAAATACTTCTCATGTTTCTCCAGTGACAGCTTCATTGCGTCTATCTTCTTGACAAGTGGCTCATCAAGGCGCAGTAAATCATTCACTGCCACCTGGGCCTTTTCCTTGGCTACCTGACACTCATCCAGATCTTTACGAATCCGCTCTTGCTCCGCGATTGTGCCAGCCCTGTTATGCCATTTATTCAATGACGCATTGCGAGTCTCCAGTGCATTTCGGTCTCCCAAAACCTTGTCCATTCGTGCCACAGCCTTTGCCAAGGCAGCCTGTGCAGCAGCAATGGCCACAAGATTTTCCTCATGGTCCTTTATCACCTGCGGATCAATAGGCGCGGGAGCTACAACAGACGCAAGGCTATGCTTCACAAGCGTTTTCATATCAGGCCAAGAGCTAGCATTATTCTGTGGCCACATTTCCGAGAAGGGACTAATAAAAATACCAGCATAACTAATCAAATTTATAAGCCCTGAATGCCCCACCGCGCCCTACAATCCCTCGCCTCCCGCCAGTCCATCGTCCAATCCACCGCGCGTTTCGCGCTCCCATAGACAACGGCGCAGAGTTCTTCCGTAAACGGCAACTTTCTCCCATAAAACCCAGCCTTCTTCTGGACGAACCACTTCTCCACCCAGACATCTTCAAGCATCCGCGCCAAAGGATGATCACTCTCGCGAAGCTGTTTCGCATGCTCCCCGCTCATCCAGAACTCAAGAAGCCACTCAGGATACAAAGACGCCACGTCATCCAAGAGCTTGATCAAATCACTCTCTTGAATGCCCACCATCATTCCCCTAGGGAAACAGAAGAGACCCTGATAGAATAACTCACATCTCCCTTTTACACAAATCAGGCGAAGTATGTCGGCGTTATATACTTGAAAGGGACCATAAGACACCACATTCCACCATCGAAACATCTGTTCAATCGTGCCCTTGTATAAAGACAGGTTCCACTCTGGGCGAATATTCGTATGTCGTGAACACAGCATCCAGAAATACGCCCAGAACTCTTTTCGGATAAGCCCGCCAATTGCCTTGGCAGTTACCTCAACCAGTCCAAGCCTAATCCACTCTTCCACAACCTCTCTTACACCTTGTTTACGCAGATGTAGGAATTTCAGAGGATTGTTCCTCTTTGTACCAAGCATATCCTTAAAGGAATACCCACTGTGAGAGGAACATAAGTGTCCTTCGTGCGCATTATTCCGACAAGCTCTATAGGTCATGTCATCTTTCTCAACAAGTGCTAAGCATCTTGTCATTGTGTAAGAGGGGACTATGAAAAATATATGGCAGCGCAATTCATTTTTTAGATTGCGTCAATATCCACTTCGTCTGAGTCGTCGGCCTTGTCGCTAAAGATGAATCCGCCCTGATCCTCCTCTTGCTCCTCGTAAATGGCCTTGTGAATGCGCCCTGTCTGGTAAAGCTGAACAGCCGTCTGTGAGTCTAACAAACCGTAAATCTCTAGCGAAATATCTTTTCCCTCAGCCCTTACATCTTTGATCAGCTCAGCCCCCTCTAACACAACAAAGTCCCCTAGCCCAATGTTCACCCGCTTTCGCCCGTCAGCGCTGAACAGTCCGCGAGGAGTGGCGAGGAGCCCAGTGTGTAGCTTCTCGCCGTCATGGAATTTTACGTGGAAGCGTGTACCGCCGAGAACCTTCTCCACACGCGCGAATTGGTTCTTTTCGGAGGAAATCGCCAGCTTCACAGCCTGGCTAGACTTATCTTGAGCCTTCATGCTCTTCTTGCTAATACGATTCTGGGGCATTGGGACTAGTATTTTCATGACCCCGGTGTTGCA